AGAAAGCGCTGGATTGCGTTCATCGACGCCCCTGTACGCGAGATACGCACCTGAGAAAACGCGGCATTGAGTTTCGCATCGACAATTCGCGGGTTCAGAACGAGTGACGCTTCGGTGATCTTCTTGGGGAATGACTGCCAGCCGAGCGAAATCTTCGGCTTTACTCCCTTGAGAGCAGTGCCAACCCAGGCCGAGAAACGAAACGTTCCGAAAATCTCCTTACCGCTTCGGTAAATCTTTTCCAGCGAGCCGATGTTGAATTTATCCTCAGTGGTGAAGATGTTTGGCAGATGCTCGATCTCGACCGGCGCGGCTTCGAATGCTTCGATCGCAGCGTCTGCCTCTACTTCCGTGAGCGAGAAACCCTTGTCAGGGTAATCGCCGCACTCGAAAATCTTGCCGTCGATGAGGTAAGTGCCATCCGCCTGCAGCACTGGCGCCGAGAACTGAAACACGGAAGCATGAACAACGGTCTCCCACTCGGTGCGCTTGCGGACCTCCTCGCTCTGTCCGAGCGACACGAGACCTGAATCATCGATCGTGTAATCAACACGGAAGTACGCGGTGCCCTGGCTGGGAGTCTCGACTGCGAATACTGCATGATCGTCGTAGCAGTCGTTGATCCATGTATAGGTTCCGACTGGCAGAGTCGCCCGAATCGCATTTCTGACGAGCGTCTGAATCTCATCAAATGAGCGTGACGTTTTGGTTTTGGCCATCACGGCCAAATACGAGGGCCCGCTACTCTGTCGGTTTGTCGTCGTTTCGAACGAGTTTCAGTTCTGGCGGCTCAGGGATGAGTCTGCCCTTAGAATCTCTGCCGATGAACGTGTCCGGAGCACTGAGCCGCTTGGCCATCTTTGATAGCTTTGGCACTTTTAGCTTTGGCTTATCCTTGTCCTTCATTTCCCCTTGAACTTTACGCCAAATGCCTTGAGAACAGCCTCAACAGCCGCAAAGATTCTATCGAAGTCCTGCCACTGAGTAATCCTCTCGAAGACGTCATCGGTCTCCATCAAGAGTTTCATTTCATTGATCATCACTGGAGACTGTGATTTCACGGCAATGTACTGGGCGTAAGCTCGCGCCCAGACTTCCTTTCTGGATTCCAAATAGGACAGATGCTCCCTGAGGTAGTAATTCACCACGTAATCATCTTCACCGTCAGCGAAAACGCCTTCTCTCAAAGCCTGGCGGATTCTTTGTAGCTCTTCAGATGCGAAAGTAGCTTCGTCGAACTCCTTGAGCGCAGCGGCTTGTTCAGATGTGATCGTTTGGCCTCGCTCCCGCTTATACAACTTCCTGTTTGGGCGGTTGAATACCTTCTCTGCCGGGTCCCACCAATCAAAGGCATGTCCATATTCGTGAGCGAACACATACGGAGACATCGCCTCCGACGTGCTGAGGTGTAGTTCTCCATAGTTAAATGGCCCGTTGACATCGTCGGAACCGAAGGCACCCAGTGACCTTGCACGGCTCGATTTCAGCGTAATCAAGGAACCATCCATATGATCAAACTCGTGTATGTCCCCAATGATGGAGAGGGCTCGCCTGGCAGCTCGGACGTGGTACTTCTTAGCTTCGGTGAAGTCGAATTGGCTCTCCCACTGCGGCGGTTCGCCATCTTTGCCATGTCCTAGCTTTCGCCTTCCTGGCTTGCCCATGCCCGGAAGTCGCATCTGAGGTTCCATGTCGCCACCCTTGACCACACCAGCGCGGATGTCCTGATCCAGCTCGCGCAGGTTTTTGAGCCGCAGACCAGGGCCCCACTTCGGGTGATTTGTTGCGAGATAGAGGTCCTCGACCGAGACTTTCCCCTCTGCCCAGAGCTTGTATCTCGCCGGGCCGAGTTTCCGAAGCACAACTTCCTTCGGTTGCGCCCTTAGCCACTGCTCACCGGTTCCGCGATCGATATCGAGTCCCTCGACGACTGGCGCCAGAGCGCAGCGGCAACCTGGATGACGATGGAACTTCTCGCCGTGCTTGATGATCTTGCCATCCTGGCCAAGGCACATCGGGCAGGTACGCGAGTCTCGAGCTGAGACAATGCGGGATCCAAGAACAACATCCGAGTTCGCCTCATAGTTCTGCTGCTGGGCTTCCGTGTAGGCGCGAATGCTCTCAGTTCTCGCGATCGTAACCGCTCGGTCTCGCGTGAGCTCGCGAATACTTTTTGACATCCGAGCGGCAATCTTTCGCGGGTTCTCGCCTGCGGCCAGGCCGTCAAGCATGATGTCCTGCGCTTTCTGGAGCGCACCTGGCGCAATGGTTCGGAACAGGTCCGACAGAGGCGAGTCATCGGCAAGGGCACCAACGAGGTTCGACAGCTGCTCAGCCGGGATCCTCTTGAAACTGCGACCGATCCCAGAGAGCTTGGCGAGCTCGGTTGAATCCGATAGCCCAGCCGCAACCGACGATTTCTGTTGCTTGGTCGCGATGCCGAGAGCCGACTCAGCAAACCGGTTGGCGTTGTGATTCGCAACACGGAGAAACTCTTGCCAACGTTCCTGCTGATAGAGCCAGCTTGGCGATACCGGCAGACCTGCACGGTTGGCCAGCGCGATCTGAGCTGTCACTGCGGCGAGCCGCTTCTTGATCCCGATTTCCGCCGTCGCCCACGCGCGGGCCATTTCCGCGACGGACTCCCTCTCGTCTCTCAGAACATCGCGCCGATGCCGAGCGATCGCTGAATAGATGTTCTTGGGCGTCAGCTCAGGCGCGGCCGCGAATCTAATCCTCGTCGGAATCAGTCTCATCGGCGTCTGGTTCGAATATCCGGCGCGACTCTTCAGCAGCTCGCTCTCTCGCAGCGGCCGCCTCCTCTCTTTCGAGCGCCATCATTTCGTAGTCAGCACTCGGCAAACCAAGCTCGGCATGGAGTGCAGGTAGCTGCGAGTGATGGATGAAGCCGGAAACGTAAGCCGAGCTGTACGATCCAAGCAAAGCAGCCTTATCCTGTTGCTCCGCTTTGGTGAGCGTGATCTTCGGCGCGTGAGCGAGGGCCGCCACTCCGAAGTTCACTTCAATGAGCAACCGGACCAGTTTTGTTAGCAGCTGATCCATGCGGATGCGAGCGTCAGCGACACGCAAGCCCAAGACATCCTGACCGACATCCTTCGAGCTCCGAGATTCGTGCTGAGCCTCGCGGGTCGCTTGAGCGGTGCCAAGAATCGCCTCGTTGATCTGGCGCCCAAACCAATCAAGGGCGTGACGGAACGCCGCGCCGTCTCCACTCGACCAGAGCAGGTCAACCTCAGTGCCGGCCGGTACCGCCAAAGCGTAGGCGTTGGCCCAAGCGATCAGCGAAGTCAAGAGTCTCTTCTCTGCACTGATCATCTGCTGCTCGCCGGTCGAGGAAATCATCTGCTCGCCGGTCGCCGGGTCAGAAGCAGGAACCAGCATCGGATCAGTGGGCGATGTTTTGCCAATAACGGAGGGTGTCGCGAAGGCTTTCAGATATTTGAAGAACTCAGGGAGTACTTGGGTTTTCAGGAACCAGGGCGTGTAAGCGGATCGTAGGAGCGAACGCCCACGGATATCACAGTCTGCCGGATCATTGGTGTAGATCAAGAACTTGCTGGCGGGCAAGACTTCCTTCATCGCCTCTGGGCTTAGTGGTGATGCGCCAAGGCCAGGTGAGTTCGTAACCGGGCGAACGCCGAGCAGATTCGCGTGCTCGTCGACCACGTAAACGAAATTCTTGGATGGCCTTGGCTTTACCGCCTTGAGCACGAGTCGGCTCGCATCCTCTGCGGTACCGAATTCGAGAACGATCTCCGCGCACTTCGATCCGTAAGCGGCGCCGTCGAGTAATCCTTTGACCGAGTCGTGAAACGAGTACTCCGCCTGGCTTATGGTGCGCTTGATGAACTCGCAGTATTCGAGCGCAAGTTCGCCGTCTGCGATGTCTTGAGGATCAGCTGCCTCAGGCATGACTGGCATCGGAAATGCCGGGAGAACCGAAAGCCCTTCGGAAGTGACTGAGAGCTTCCACGTCTCGAACGCCGACTTGACATCGGTGTCTCGTAGCATCCGGTCGTAGATATCGATGCCCTGCGAATACGTGATGTCATCAACATAGGTGGGCATGACCGCCCGAATGGAGGCGAGAGCCGCCCGAATGATGTCGGTGCCCCCTGCTACGTACTCTTTCTGCAACGACTGATCGGCCACGATGGCCCACGTACGTAGTTAGCGAGTTCCACCAGTTAGAGGTGCGCTGCCGTACGTGATGTTCTGCAGCATTGAAATGATCGTGCCGACAACGTCCACTTGGTCATCATGTTTGCCGCGGGGGAATTTCTCCGCCTCGCTGAGC